GCCACGGGCGGGAACGTCGCGAACTTCGATGCGGGTGCCCAGCAGCGGTCCGAAATGGCTGTAAAGCAGATGGGCGTTGACGCTCTGGGGACCCTGAAGGGCCTGGGGCGGCTGGATTTGCCGGAGGTCCGTCAGGCACTCGGTGCCACGGCCAACATGGACAGCACCAACCCGGCGAACCTCTATGCTCTGACGAAGGAGCGCATGAACCAGATGGGCTATCAGGACGGCATCCTGAAGGCGTGGGACAACCTTCCGAAGGGCTCCCCGCAACGTCTGCAAGGGTTCAGCAAGTTCCGCACCGACTACCTCAATGGCGACGCGACGGCCTACAAGCCGACCGACATCATGGGCAACGTGGCGGACTACAACAAGCAGCACAGCGTGACGACAGTAGCCCCCGTCAGTGCAGCCCCAGCGGCCCGTATCGGACCCGCCCAGGGCATCACAGGAACCACCAGTGGTGGTCATTCCTGGTCCTTCACACCCGACTGAGGAGTCTATGGGAAAAATCTCGGTCCCCGGCATGGGGACCTTCACGGTCGATAACTCTTTCGGCCAGCTCTCACCGGAGCAACAGCAGGCTCAGGTGAACGAGATGATTGCCCATGTGCAGTCCTCTCAGGCACCCGCGCAGAGCCCGGCAGGAGCCTCTCAGGCGGCCACGTCGCAGCCCCAGCAGGATATCGGCGGCCCGTCCTCCGGGATCGGCACAGCGGCTTGGCAGGGGCTCGTTCATGGGCTCCCTGCGGCACTGGAGAACGGTGCGGCCACCATAGGCCAGACCATCGAAGACCGGACCGGCTCGACGGGCCTGGACGGGATCGTGCAGGGCCTTAGGTCCTCCGCTGCGGAGAACCGACAGGAGCTCTCACGGAACTACCAGCACCCGGCCTCGGTCGATCCGTCGATTACCCACGCGCTTGGTCAGGGGAACTACCTCGGTGCCCTGAAGTCCCTCGGATACAACGTCGCGGAGAACGCTGGGACCATGGGTGCCCAGCTCGGGCTCGCTGGTGTCGGAGCGGCAGCAGCCGTCCCCACCCTGGGTCTCTCTCTGGTCCCCACTGTGGCCGCAGAGGGTGCGCTTGCGGCAGATGGGATTGACCAGAGCAAGCAGGCAGCAGGCGTGAAGGGCACACGCGGCCTTTCCAACGGAGACATGGCGAACCTGGGCGTGCAGACGCTCATGAACTCCATCCCTGGTGAGGGTGCCGTGGCCCGGATCGGAAATGGCTTCCTGAAGGGGGCGGCTGGGTCTGGCCTGAACCAGTTCTCCGATTATGCCCAAGGCGGCAACGTCGGGACGCTCGGGGACGCGATCAGGAACTCGGTGGACGCAGGTATCACAGGAGCAGCCCTGACAGGCGCGGGTGTGGCCCACGGCGGTGCCAAGCAGCTCGCCAACGACCACGTGTTCGACCCGATCTCGGCTGGACCGGAGTGGCGCAAGGGGCTCGCGGAGCTCCAGGCCGCGCGAAACAACAAGGGTCCGATGACGCCTGCCGCGCAGAAGGTCCAGACGACCCTCAACGCCAATGCGTTCTTCGACGCCCGGCGCGGGGCCGAGAGTGCCGATCATGGCAAATTGCCACCCCTAACGGACACCATCAAGGGTGACCTAGATCAGGGTAAGGCGCAGCTCTCCACCATCTTCAAGGGGATGCGTCAGGCTGGACCGGCGAATGGGGGCGTCACCCCGGACCAGTATGATGTCCTATCGAACGCACTGAAGGAGGCTGGGAACCACAACCGGAACCAGGCTGAAAACGGGCTCGATACGGGCTACACCGACACCTTTCGCGACAAGATAAACGCGCTTCCGCTCAGTCCTGTAGCCAAAGCGAACATCCTAGACCGCCTCTCGACCATCAATGCCGCGTCCTACAACGGCAAGAAGATGAACTCGAAGGCTTTCGTGGGCCCCCTTATCCGGGGGATGGCGTCCCAGGCGATCCCCCTCCTGGGTGAGTATGGGGCAGAGGCGGGTATCCTGGGGGCGACGGGGCACGCCGCACCGGCCATAGCAGGCGCGACCGGCCTGTTCTACGGCCTGAACTATCTCCAGAAAAAGGCGATGTCTGCCGTTGCCAACAAGGTAGGGAACTCTGCCGATGTGGCGTTGGGCCGTGGCTTGCCCCCTATCATGGCGAACATAGCGGCGAAGCGCAGGCTGGCCGATAGGGCCGGTGTGGGTCCGTCCGTGACACCGGGAGACATCCAGGCGCTTCACGATAAGTGGAGCACCGTTGGGAACAACGCGGCACAGGCCAGGGCGGCCACCGTGCGTCGTATGGCACAGCCATCACCCGCTGCGGTCCCACCCGGTGGACCAGTAGCCACGCCACCTGCCTCCGTCCAGACCCCACCGGGACCATCTCCGGCCCCCGGCCTCACACCGCAGTCCCAAGCAGGTAGCCCACCCCCACAAGTGGCACCAGCAGCAGCAGCAGCCCCCGCGCCAGTGGCACCCAGCGGGACGGCAGCGGCGAACCTCGCAGGCACCCGCAATCCGGGGTGGTTCGGTCCGATCACGGGCACGAATGGGGGTTCGGCGCTGGAGCCCAACCCGATGCGCGTCCGGCAGTTCATGAAAAACCTCGTGTCCTCCGGGCAGATGACGCAGCAGGAGCACGACGACCTCATGTCGCAGGACCATATCGGTGACGCTCTGGGCCTGTTGCAGAACGAGATTGGCAGGCGTCAGCTCATGGGGACGTGGCAGGCCGATAGCGCCCACCCGGACGCCCCTGACGCGGGACAGAGTGCGCCCCGGCAGGAGAACCCTGTGCGGAACCCGCAGGCATATCAGGCGGCCATAGACGAGGCCCACGCGGCCAGAGACCACATTGCCACCACCTACCCTGCGCTTGCCCTGGCGGCCCATGCCATAGCGAACCAGAAGGGTCCCTCCGCGAAAAAGGCGGCAATGGAGGAGCACGTCATGCATCTGGAGTCTTCTGATGACCGTGCGGCGGCTCGCGCCATCCTATCGAAGCTCACGACATACGGCGGAAAGGACCCATAATGTCGTCCACATCGCACGCCCTGGATATTCTCCATTTCACCCGAGAAATCACCTCTGGGACGATTGGGGACACCCAATGGGGAATAACGGGCCTTGATGCCCTGAACGAGCTCCAGACTACCCTTCCGTGGACAGTCTGGAGGTCGAATTATCCCGCACTGACACAACTGGCTGAAGCAGCTCTTGGAGAGGCTATTGGAAGACACACCGGGACCCCGAAAGGGGCCACGGGAGCGCCCGAGGAAACACCAGCGCAGACCACTCACTCCGGCGCAAGCGGCGTTCCTCCGCAGCCCGGAGCACAGGGAGATGCTGAAACGAAGCCGGGAAAAGTTCATAGCAAGCAACGGCGGAAAGCCAGCGACACGTAAGGGGTTCCCTGATGGTGTCAAAGGTCCGGTCGAGAAACGCAAATACGCCGAGGCGAAAGAGAGTGCTCGGCAAGAGGTAATAAAGATCATGGAGAAGCTGGCCGAGGACGGCCAAATCGACAAGGAAGCCCTTGGTAATCAGGTCATCATCGAAACGGCGGCGATTGCGATCACCCGTGACGTGGAAGGCAAGCATTACCACGGCGTCCGCGACCGGGTAGCGGCAGCGAACACTGTCTTGCCGTATCTGGTCGAGAAGAAGCAGCAAAAGCAGGCGATCACCGTCCAGACCGTTGACGACTTCCTTAAGGAAATCAACGAGGCTGAATGACAGAGGACCCCAGGAAAGCCGCCGTAAAGCGGCTGAAGGGTGATTATCGTCTCTACGCCTCGAAATGCCTGAAGATCAGAACGAAGGATGCGAAGATCGCGCCTTTGATCCTCAATCAGGCCCAAGAGATACTTCACGAGGCGATTGAAAAACAGATCGCGGAGCTTGGGTTCGTCCGCATCATCGTCCTGAAGGGCCGACAGCAGGGTCTTTCGACCTATATCAATGGTCGGCTCTATCACAAGACGAGCATGGAGGGGGCCCAGAAGACCATCGTGGTCGCGCACAAGGCAGAGTCCACCAGCGCGATCTTCGATATGACGAAGCGATACCATCAAGGCGTCCCGGACGTTATCCGCTCGTCCACAAAGTATCAGAGCAAGCGCGAACTATCGTTCGATAAGCTGGACAGCTCTTATCTTGTCGTGACGGCAGGCGGTGATGACATCGCACGGGGCGAGACCCTTCAGAACGCCCACCTATCGGAAGTGGCGTTCTGGCCCAAGGGCACCGCATCCTCGAACTTCAATGGCCTGATGAAGGCTATCCCACCCCGTCCGGGCTCTATGGTTTTCATCGAGAGCACCGCGAACGGCGTGTCGGGTGTCTTCGCGGACATGTGGCGCGGTGCGGTGGATGGAAAGAACGGCTTCTTGGCCGTATTCATCCCCTGGTTTGTCCAAGATGAATACCGCAGGGCCGTGCCTGACGGGTGGAAGCGCACCCCGGAGGAGGAGGACCTAGCGGCCCTTTATGGCCTGGATGATGAACAGCTTGCTTGGCGCAGGGTCGAAGTGTCCCAGAGTGGCAGAGACCTGTTCAAGCAGGAGTATCCATCCTGCCCTGAGGAAGCCTTCCTTACGACAGGCAGTCCGGTGTTCAATACCGAGATGCTGGTTCGGATGCGAGCCTCCCAAGTATCCAGCGACTTCACCCGCCATGGACACACACCGGGGATTGGGTTTGCGGAAAACCCACGCGGGGACCTGTTCGTATGGCACCCACCGTATCCCGGAAAGAGCTATACGATCGGTGCAGACGTTGCCATGGGCTACCGAGGCGGCGACTATAGCGTGGCGGTCGTCCTGGACGATGATAGGCGTGTCGTGGCTCGATACAGGGCACACGTAAATCCCGAGTATTTTGCAGCGATCCTCGACAGTCTTGGCCGGTGGTTCAATAAGGCCCGCATCATTGTCGAGAGCAACTCACACGGAATCCTGACGTGCAAAACCCTGGCCCAAGAGCTCTCCTATCCGAACTTCTATACCGAGGAGACGGTGGACAAGCTCACGACCAAGGTTTTGACCAAGCTGGGTTTCGCGACCACAGCCAAGACGAAACCCCTCATTATTGACGAGCTCAGGACTGCCGTATCTCTGGATGAGATGGTGATCCCAGACCGCCTAATCATCAACGAGATGCTGACCTATGTGGTGGACGAGAACGGGCGGATGGCTGCGGAGTCCGGCAAGGACGCCGATGGCGAGGCGCTTCACGACGACACGGTGATGGCCCTAGCTCTGGCGAACCACATCCACGAAGCAAGGTGGGAACCCGTCAAAGTAACAGAAGACTTCTATTTTAAGGCTCCGTAAGATTGGCGAATAAGCCGATAAGTGACGAGGAACTCGCTTCTCTCGTCCGAACGCGGATCAGCACATCAATTTCTGCCGGGACATCCAATCTTGAGCGGGAACGGCTTCGTGCGATCCGCTTCTATGCCGGGGTTGAGCCCCGACGACTCCATGACGGAAGCTCCGGGTTTGTCTCACGCGACGTTTACGATGCGGTGGAGGCCAGAAAGGCGGCCCTATTGGAGACGTTTACCGGAGATGTGAAACCCCTTCGGTTCAGCCCCCAAGGCCCTCAGGATATCCAAGAGGCCCAGATCGCGACGGATTATGTTGATTACGTCGTCTTTCGTGAAAACAACGGGTATCAGATCATCCACGATGCGATCCACGATGGGCTTCTGGCCCGGACCGGCATCGTTCAGGCGTGGTGGGAGCATGAAGTCCAGCATATCGAGGAGACGATCCCCGACTTGGACCCAGCATCGGCCCAGGTGTATTTGGACGCGCACCAACAAGACCTAGTGGACGCTGATATGACCGTGGATGAACAGGGTTTGATTACCCTCGACATTACTCGTCAGATGGACCTTTCAGGTGTCCGCATCGAGAGCGTCCCCCCGGAGGAGTTCGGTGTCAGCGACCGGGCGGTAAACCTGTCTGACTCTGATATTGTTTGGCGCAAGCAGATCAAGTCAATCGCAGAGCTGCAACAGCAGGGCATCCCGTCTGATCGCCTCGACCTCGTGAAGAACTGGACAGGGGACGACCTGTCCCTCGACCCTGAGCGTATCCAGCGGTTCCAGCCAATCGAGGCGGGCATCCCACCGGATGACTTTGGGGACCAGTGGCGCAACAAGTGTGAGGTCTATGATGCATATGTGAAGGTCGCGACTGAAGATGGTCGGACAGAGACATGGCATGTGGTCTATGCCGCCGGGAACGTTCTGAAGCGGGAGCGTGTGGTTCGGCACCCGTTTTATGCCTACACCCCACTCCGCATCCCTCACCGCTTCTACGGTGACGATTTTGCCGGGACCGTGATCCCGGTCCAGGTATCAAACACTGTCCTCACGCGGGCCGTTCTGGACAGTGCGCTTATCACGACCAATCCGAGATATCAGGTTGTCCGTGGTGGTGTCCCGAACATCAGGGAACTTGTCGAAAGCCGCCTCGGTGGTGTCATCAACGTCTCGACGCCTGAGTCGATTGTCCCGCTTCCGGTCCCGCAAGTGAGTCCACTTGTGATGGGCGTGATGGAGCGTATGGACGCCGCCAAGCAGCTCGTTACGGGAACGACTGACCTGTCGCAGGGCATCTCGAAAGACGTGATCTCGTCGCAGAATAGCGCCGATCTCGTGTCTCAGATGGCCTCAATGGGCATGACACGGGCCAAGATCATGGCCCGAAACTTCTCTGAGTTTCTGTCAGACCTTTTCCTCGGCGTGTATCAGCTCGTTATCGAGAATGAGGACAGGCAGAAGGTAATCGAAGTCGCTGGTAGCTGGGTGAACGTTGATCCGTCTGAGTGGAGGTCTCGTCGTCATGTCACCACGACATTCGCTATCGGGTATGGCGAGGCAGAAAAGGAGGCCGCCCTGTTCCAGCAATGGGACGAGTATGCCGCTTCACAGCCTGGACTCCAGCAGATCTATGGGACGCAGCAGCGCTACAACACACTGACCAGGGCCATGCAGCGTCGGGGTGTGTTCGATGTATCGAATTACATTCAGAACCCAGCCACGCTTCCCCCTCCGCAGCCGAGCCCGCAGGAAGTCATGGAGGCAAACCTCCAGAACCGAGAGATGGCAGTTAAGGAGCAGCTCGCCAACGTAGCGGCGATGAAGGCCCAGACTGCGGCACAGAATGATGCCCAGGTGACAGCCGGGAAGATGCAGACAGCGGATGTAAGTGCCCTCCTGAAGGCGCAGCAACACCAGCTCCAGGTCGAGAAGTTCGAGCATCAGCGGGTGATCGACAGTGCCGAGGTCGCTCTACAGCACCGAGCCACAGAAATCCAAGCAGTCGCCATGCCGAGCAGAGACGAGTGATGCACGACGAACACAGCCTAACCCTCGGTAGGGCCGCAAGAGCGGTTCAAGAGAATGACCTGATTATGGGGCTGATCCAGTCCCTTCAGGCGAAATGGGTGACTGCGCTGTTATCGACGGAGACCCATGAGGTCAAAACGCGAGACGCGCTCTACCTCAAGGTGAACGCGATGCGGTCGGTAGTGGCCGAAATTGAGGCCCTTGTGGCCGAGGCCGACACCATCATCGCGGCCCGAGAAGCCCAGCGAGAAGAAGAAAGGGCAGACGCCCACATGAAGGAGACTGAAGCCCTCTATGTTGCACATCGAAACTGACACTACCCCCGAGGGCGGGCGAGACGATGACGCCCTTGTCGCTTTTCTTGAAGAAAAGTGGAAACCCAAGGACGCGACCCCCGTTACCCCAGCACCGGAAGGCGCAACGCCGACCGAGCCCGAGGGTGAACCTGAACCGAGTGAGCCGACTGAAGGCCACGGAGAGGGGGAACCCTCGGACCCTCCTGCCCCCGTTGAGGAAGACCTTGCGGACGACAGGACGGTCTCAGTGGGCGACCGCAAGATTTCCATCGGTGAGCTACGGGCTCTGGCCCAGCGCGATACGGAAATTGAGCAGCAGCGCGTCGCCACCCAGCAGGCACACGAAGAAGTCCTCCGCATCCGGCAGGAACACCTTGACGGTCTCCGTCAGGTAGCAGAGGGCGCGAAGGCCAGATGGGACGAGTTCGCCCGCCTGGACATCGAAGAAATCCGCCGGAACGCCTCTCCGCAAGAGTGGGACCAGTTCTCGGGTGCGGCGCGGCAAGCCTACGAACAGTTCCAAGCGGCGCAGGATCGCCTGACGCAGCTCGAACCGCATGTGATGCAGGCTGCGCAGGAGAAGCGGCAGCAGGCCGCACAGGAGTGCGTCCGCAGCCTCACCGACCCCAAGACGGGTATTCCGGGCTATTCGGTCGAGAGAAACCAGAAGGGAGTCGAGTTCGCGAAGACCCTGGGTGTCTCGAACGACTACCTGAACTCGCTGACGGACCCGGCTGCGTGGCGTCTGATTGACATGGCGCTCCGCTATCACGAGGCACAGTCGCAGGCGAAAGCCGCCAAGCCCGTAACGAAAGTCCCCGCAACGGGCAAGCCCGCGCACACTGCGCAGAGCTCCACCACATCCGGCGATGCGGCCAAGAAAGCCGCCCAACGCCTTCGGCAATCCGGCTCGGACGACGATGCCATTGCCCTCCTCATGGCCCGTATGGCCTAACCGAATTTCGAGAAAAGAATAATATGTCCGGCACCAACAGCAACATGTTCGAGTCCTACGACCAGATCGGCAAGCGTGAAGACGTGTCCGATGTGATCTCCGATATCACCCCGACGTTCACGCCGTTTCAGAGCTCCGTGGGCTCCGAGGCCATCAAGAACATCCTGTTTCAGTGGCAGGAAGATGCCCTCCGCGCGGTGAAGACGAACGCACAGGTCGAAGGCGCGGCCTTCCCGATCAACCCGATCACGCCGACCGTCATGCGCAGCAACACCACGCAGATCATGACCGAGGGTTTCCAGATCACCCGCACGGCGGACAAGGTTGCCACCTATGGTCGTGCGCGTGAGACGGCCTATCAGACGGTCAAGGCGGGCAAGGCCCTCAAGCGCGACTTCGAGAACGCGCTGGTCGGCACCGGCCAGACCATGAACGTGGGCGCAGACGGAACGGCCCGCACGTTCGCGGGTGTGCAGGCCCAGATCGCACCGGCCAACATCATCCAGGCTCCGACCGTATCGGACTCGCAGGCGGCCACGGTCCCACTCACGGAGGACATGGTGATGGCAGCGAACGAACTCGGCTACAACGCCGGTGCGGAGTTCAAGATCATCCAGATCAAGCCGTCCGATGCGATCCGTTTCGCCAACTTCGCCCTGACGACCTCCACGGCCTCGGGTGGCGACGGCAATGGTCGCATCCGAGATGTCGGCACGGGCACGTCCATCGTCAACGTGATCGACGTTTACCGCTCGCCCTACGGCACCCAGAAGGTCGTCCTGAACCGCTTCCAGCGGGCCACCGACGCCCTGTTCTACGACCCGACGAACTGGAAGATCGCTGTGTTCGACCCGTGGACCCGCAAGGTTCTGCCGTCGATCTCCGACGCCACCCAGATGGCTATCGTGGGCGAATACAGCCTGAAGCACAGCAACCAGCTCGCTTCGGCGCTCGTCACCGCGCTTTCGTAAGGAGTGTGGGGGCCTGAAAGGGTCCCCTCCCCTCTATGCACACGTTTGGTTTTCGACCCAATGGTGCCACACAGCTCGCTTTCACGTCGAGCTCTGCGGCAACCTTCACCGCCTCCGCTACGACCCGCACCGTGCGCCTCCTGAGCTCGCAGCCGTGCCTCGTTACGTTTGGCTCCCCGCCGGACGCACCGGCCACAGCGGGTATGCTCGTCTCCACAACGGTCCCTGAATATATCACGGTGAACCCCGGAGAGACCCTTTCGGTCATCGCCAGCAGCGCGAGCGGAACCCTGAACATCACGCCCATCACCAAGTAATTCGACCAACTTGAAAGACATTCGACAGACCCTCGGTGAAAACACTGAGGGTCTATTTATTCGGAACCGACAGGAAATCCCGCAGGACTTCCTGGACGGTCTCAAAGACTACCGCAACGCTACCGCATCTGAGCCGTGCAAGGATCACGTCCGCGTTGCGTCAATTCCGGTCTCCGTAGCGCACGCCTGGAAGCAGCAGGGCTTCGACGTGTTCGAGATGACCATCCCTGAAATCATCAAGAAACTGAAGGCAGATGGCCTGGATATGTTTCTGACAACCGACAAGGCGTTCTAAGGTGAGCGGAACCAACACCACCGACCCATCCAGCAGCCAGACGCAGGCCCCGTCAGCCCCACAGCAGACATACATCGCATCGGGCATGACGCTCGGTTCGATCCGTCCGCTTCTCCTGGATTGGTTGAACCGGACCGACATCTCCACGCAGCAGGCAAACCTCCTGATCCAGCGTGGTCTGGCCCGTTGCAACAACGACATTCGCGTCCCTGCAATGGAGCAGCAGCTCATTCAGCAGGCGAACGGGAACCCCATCGAGCGGATGCCCCTGCCGGATGACCTCTTGGCCGTGAAGTCGGTCGAGGCGGACGGGATGACGCTTCTCCCCGTGACCTATACGAAGCTCGTTCAGCTTCCCCCGTTTCCGGGACGTGGTGCGGTGTTCGCGCGTGACGGCGGCTCGCTGGTAGTCCGCCCGCTGGCCCAGAACTATGTCCGGCTGATCTATGTCGGCGCGTTCGGCCAGCTCGTGAACGACACCGATACCAATGCAATTCTCGGCTTCAGCCCGGAGGCGCTCCTATTTGCGGCCCTGTCCTATGCTGGAGACTTCTTCTCCATGACGGACAAGTCGGCTGCGTGGGAGACCCGCTATCAGCAGATCGTGACGACGCTCAACCAGAACGCCCAGAGCATCGACAACTTGGGCGGCCCCATGGCGGTGCGCCCGGTCGGTGCCGGATACGGATACGACGCGGGATACTAATGGCAGGCGCTTGGTATTCCCCAGCGAGCCAGTTCACTTCCACCGAGGAGGAGACGGGCTCACAGGTCTCGTTCTTCAACCGACTTCTCACGGGTTATTCCGGTGTTTACGTCGATCTTTCCCAAATCATAGCTGACCTACAGACGGTAGCCCAGATGATCCAGAGCACAACGGCGGCACAGGGGCTAATTTATGCCTCCTATCCGCGCTCCCCGGAGGGTCTCTCGCCAGGAGACGCTTGGATCAACAACGGCGTCGTCTGTGTGGTTGAGCCGAACGAAGACTAAACAAAGCATGTCTTACTCAGGATCGGGCTGCACCCAGAACCAAGGGCCGTATGGTGGCCCCTTTGTCAGCTCTCAGGCGGGGTTTTTCAACAGCCTCCTAACTCGTTATTCGGGCGTGTATGTGAACTTGGAGCAAGTATGCGCCGATGTGCGCACTCTGGCCCAGATGATCCAACAACAGCAGGGGTTAATCTCCCTAGCGTTCTCGGGTCTCCCTGTTTCGCCCCAAGGTCTTCCAGCGGGAACCCCGTGGCTTAACGGGACCATAATCTCCATCGTTCCCCCGAACCTGTCATCCTACCCAACCTCCTCCGAAGGGCTCCCTTCGGGTTCCTACTGGAATCTCAATGGTCTTTGCCAAGTCGTGCCGTAAAGCGGTCAAGGTAGCACTGCTTGTCGTGGCGTTCGCGTCCACCCAAGCGTTAGCCCAAGGAGTGGTGCCGTCTCCAACCCAGGGTGTGAACCTTGGGATCAATTCGTTCCTGAACGGTGTGCCACTAGCGACTGTTCAGTCGCAGGCCGCGAACGCCATTCCCCGAGACCAGATCAACACCCCCTCAGGCGTGGCAGGGCTGGACACGAACGGGAACGTGACGGCACCTGTGTCAAGCCCGTCCGTCGCAGCGGGAACCGTTGTGCATATCGGCTCCCTCGCACCGTGGTCGACCCTCGGCATGTCCGAACCTGCGCGCCCCGTGGCGTCGTTTTTCGACACCTTTGGTGATGGCGATGCGGCCGTGAACTCGATTCTCATCGGGGGACTTCAGGATGGTGTCAGCGCCTACGTGAAGCTGCAAGGCGCGACCGTTGGGAAGGGCGATCTAGGTGGAGACGTGTTCACCGTCCAGGACACCATCACATCGACCTACGGAAACCGAGGGTGCGCCGGAGACCAAGACGGCGTTCTGATGTGCGAAATCTCGAACAGCAATCCGCCACTCTCCAAATTCGGCCAGGACATCACGAACAGCGATGGGATTTCTCGGACGGTGACCTTCACCGGGACAGGCTTTACGGTCTCCCCGCAGATGAACGCTTACCAGATTTGGCAGCTCACGCAGATGCCAAACGCGCGCGTTTACACGAACATGGACAACGGAGCGCCGCAGACCCAGCAGTATATCGCCACGCATCCGAACGAGTATTTCGGATACCTTCCGGCGGGGGCGTGCTCGAACAGTGCAACAGCCACCACATGCTCAGTGTGGACGGATCAGGTTGGGGGCAAAGCGGGGTGGCGCACAGAAAACAACGGTGGCCCGATCACGACTGCCCCCGGAGCAAACCCTGGGGACCAGCAGGACACGATAATCTGGGGAAACCGCCCACATCCGGCGGTATTCATCGGAATGTCGGACAAGAAGTTCATCGAGAACCCGTTCTTTCGCCAGTCTTCGGGTGACGACAGCCTGTCCCGCCAGTTCAACTTCGCGGAATACGACTATGACGGGGGCGGCTGCACACAGGACTATCAGTGCAACATGGAAGGGTTGGCGTTCAACTTCGACACGCATGGGGTCCATGCGGACGACAACTCATACGGAATATACATGGGCGGGTTTCTGCCCGTCGATTACATTGCAGCCCCTGACGCAGAGGGACGAGACTTTCAGGGTCCCGCGTTCTCCGTTGGATCGTGGGGCGGCGGAATGGACCAGACGCAGGGTGCGCAGAAGGTCCTGGCGCAGTTCAAACAGCAGGACGGCCCCGACACCGATAACGGGCACGCCGGTAGCGGTGATACCGACGCCCTTGTCTTCGTTCAACGGAGGATAAACGACAACTCGACCGGACAGCATCAGGCCCCATCCGACGTGGCCCTGTCGATCGAGCAGGAGATAAACCCAGGCAACATTGGGCACGCTGGAACGGGAGGCAGCAGCTTTCCCCAGGCGGCAATCCAGTTCGTCGCCGGACACATCAACCTGTGCGCCTTTGCGCAGGGCACTCCACTAGCCTCCGGGCAAACAGCGCAGGCAGCGTGTGACCTGTCACTGTGGCAGAACCAAGTGGCGGTGAACAACACGCTCAACGTTCTCCCGCTTGGTGTTTCTGCCAACGATGGGCTTACGGTGGGAACCCAGATCGCGGGCCATGTGGCGGCCCTGGGTGTTTACGCAGCGGCAGGGTATCCGAACAACCTACTTGAGCTTGGACTGGGCCAGACCACCGAGTTGTCCGTGGATACGTCCGGCAACTTGGCTGTGGCCGGGACGGTGCGGACTGGTCAGCTCATTGCGGTTTCTGCGGACGGAACAGGGGCGGCATTTATGGCTGCACCGGACAGGTCCGACATGGACCTTAGCAACGATGCAGGAAGCTCTGTAACCCTGCACACGGGTGGGGTGACAACGGGTCCGATCACCGCTGCGTCTTTGAATGTGTCGGGGTCGGCAACGCTCGCAGGCGGCGGCGCAGTTGGTAACGGACAGAGCGTCACATTCTACCCCAAGGCAACGGGTGTGGGCGCTCCGGGTCTGACGGCGAGCGGCGCGGACACCATGGCTATCTCCACGAACGACGGCGGGGCGTCATACCTGCAAGTCGGGGCAGTCATCGAGACCCTCGCCACGCCGTCCAGCAGCGCGTCCCCGTGTGTAGCAGGCCAGTTCACCGACGACGCGAACTATCACTACGTATGCGTAGCCACGAACACGTGGAAGCGAGTGGCTCTCAGCTCGTTCTAAGGACAACAGGACTAGATTATTGAGGAAATTAACGGCGGCCCTGTTTGGGGTCATGCTGGCGGGGGTTGCCCATGCGCAGACCCCAACCACGCTCCCGGCATCGTCCTATCCAAGCCCCATTATCTCCGAAACGGCCCCCTTCACGGGGGCTGTAGCGAGGACGAACCGGGACAAGATGGGCGACCTAATGGACGTGGCCGACTTCAAGGCCAAGTGTGACGGGAGCACGGACGATAGCGTGGCGTTCCAGACTGCGGCCAATGCGGCCACGTCGCGAGGCCAGGGGCTCCAGTTCCACGGGCACTGCGTTGTCAACTCGCAGATTAACGTAGCGGTGAGTTCCCCGTCCGGGTTCACGCTCTACGGCAACGGCAGCGAGCTCATCTCCCACGGGAACAACCTGTTCAATGTGACGAAGGTGGGCTCCTCTGGCTACGCTTCGCGGTTTATTGGGTTCAGGGTGACTAACGTGGGCGCACAGACGGGCTCCCCGATCACGATTGACGGGACCCAGAACGGCGTCGGGTCCTCGCAGAACGACCGTGTGGAAGACATCGACTTCTACAACACGGGGACGCCGATCACGGCCATTGCCACAAGCAACTTGGTCGTGGACCGGATCAACTCCCAGATATTCGGCTCGACATCTATCGTTGGCCTCGCTTTGTCGGGACCAACCATCAACGGCACGACGTATTACAGCACGAACACAACGGTCACGAACTGGTATAACGTTGGTGGGCAGAGCCTGCTTACGATGTCGGGTGGTGTCCAAGGTGTCACGCTCAATACCTCGCGCAGCCTCGATAACTCGGGGTGGTCAGTGCAGGAGGTCGGAACAGGCACCAACTTCGAGGGCGTGACGGTCCTTGGCTCATACCTCGAAGGGGCGCTTGGCGGCATCAAGATACCCGATGCGCATGGCATCACGATCCATGGGGACTCTTTCGACACGTCGCCAGAGTATCCGCATCTCGCGACGTGGGCCTCCATGGAAATTGGGGACCCGTCTGGGACCGGCGATCCGGTCGTGGGCAACGTCATCACGGACAACACCATCCAGCCCTATGACATGGCCGGGATGTCTGCACCCCTCCGCTACTATGGTGGGCAGGGCAACATCTCGGGCAACGTTGTGCTCGGAGTGGCGAGCCATGCGGTGGACTGCATGTTGATCGACACGATCAACCTGACAGGGTCGCAGGACAACTACCTCTCCGTGAACGGGAACACCTGTTGGGATGCGGGCAAGTTCGACGTTCAGGGGTCTCTTGCGAGTCTTACCCAAGCGTCGGGGAACAGCGCCACAACCTACAACGGCACGATGTATGTCCCGACATACTACAATAATGCTGGCTACCTAGCCACACCGCTTGCCTATATCGACAAGCTGACCTCTAACGGTTCTGGCACTGTTGAGGTATCGAGCGCGATCAAGTTCGATTTTGCAGTATCAGCAACGTCGCAGATCGCCACTCCGACACTGTTTGCCGACTCCATTTCATCGAATGGCTCTGGGACGATCAATTTCAACCAGCCAGCCTCCTTCAACTTCGGCACGACCGTCGCGTTCAAGAACGTGACCAAGAGCCAGCTCCCTGCAACGTGCACCGTAGGGGCGCAGTTGTTCGTCACCGACGGGCGTAACAGCGGGGAGGCAGCAGGGGCAGGGTCGGGAACAGAAGCCTACTGCACAAACAAACAGGTTTGGTATGCCAACGGGTCTCCTGTTCAGAACTGAAGGGGTGAACCGTGGCCTCCGACTTTGAGCTTGAGGTCCTCACATCTCTGTCCGACATTCGGGAGCGCGTGACCCGCGTTGAGGTCAAGCTGGATGGACTCGACGGTATCACCAAGAGGGTGTCCGACCTAGAGTCAAAAAGGGCATCCAAAACAGCAGTTTGGGGCCTTATAGCGACCTTCCTGGGGTTCATGGAGCCCGTCATAAAAAGCCGGTTTGGCGTGGCCCTTTGGCCATAGCCCGAAACAACTTCGCATAAACGACCTGCCCTCCCATTTCTCGGGTGGACGGGTCGTTTTGGTTGACATAATGTTCACGCAACGCAACCGAGTGAAAGTAAGGCACAACAGGGCATGTCATACGACAAAGACCCCGCCATGGACGAGCAGATCGCGAGAGAGGCGGAAGCCCTTCGCAAGGCGGTGAGTAAAGAACTCGAAGCAATGTCCCCATCGCGGGGAAAGAGGAACAGAAAGGGAGAGCCCACAGCCCAGCATCTTCGCGACCGAGTTCGCGACTACCTCATCCACCTTGTTGCCTCGCGCATCGGCAAGGGTGGTGTGCGCCCCGTGTGGGAGCCCGTTCTGTCCGGTCTGGACTTCGAGGCCGTGGCCGATATGGCGATCCAGTGCGGCTGGGAAAGCGTCCTGCGTTCGCAGCGCCTGTCGTCTGCCCTGAAGATGATGGGCCGTCGTCTTGCCACCCGTGTTCGGTCTGGTGCCCTTGGTATCGCGCAGGAAACACCGTGGGTCGCGGATGAGATCGAGACTATGCGGCTGGGCGCTCCTTTGTGGAACGCCCTGTTTTCATCGGGGGTGTTTCAGAGGGCACATGTCCCTGGGGCGGGAGGGGACAATGACACGACCGTAGTATCCCTGTCCGACCTCGGGCTTGATCTATGCGCCGAGTTGGTGACGCTCGATAACGCCCTGACGCGCCGCTACTTCCAGCCCATGCTCGTGAGCCCGAAGCCGTGGCTGACGTTCACCACCGGAGCTTATCTCTGTTCCGAGATGTCGTCGCTGGTGAAGCTGATCGCCCGCGCCCGCCCTTCGACGCAGAACGCGGTGTGCAGTGCGATTGTGGCAGGCACCATGCAGCCCACCATGGACGCCCTCAACTCTATCCAGTCGGTCCCTTTGCGGATCAATCACGACGCCCTGATGCTCCGCGAGTTTGTCTGGGAGAAGGGCATCCAGATCGAGGGCGTCACCCCGATGCGCTCCAAGCTGGAGGTTGCAGCCGCGCCCCCAGCCGATATCGACCAGTGGGAGCCCCGTGACCGTCGCGCCTATTTCGAGCGCCAGAGGAAGGCCAAGCGGATCAACATGGGCGTGGTCCCCAACATGATGACGTGGGCCAGCGACACGCAGGAGG